AATATCCAAGCCGCCAGAGAGGTCAACTGATGGCCGAGAAAAAGAAAAAGCTCGACGCTTGCGCCAAGAAGGTCAAGGCACGGTACAAGGTGTGGCCCAGCGCATACGCAAGCGGAGCGGTAGCCAAATGCCGAAAGGTGGGAGCCGACAACTGGGGCGAATCTTCTAAGAAGCGCAAACGCCCTGTGAAGAAGAAGATGAAAGACGGCGGATACATTGCTTATGGCTGCGGCGGAGTAATAGAGGGGCGTCGTAAAGAGACGAACAATTACTGATGGCTAAGAAAGAGAACTCACTGCGTAAATGGTTTTCCCAGAATGACGGGAAGGGCTGGGTTGACTGTAAAACAGGCAAACCTTGCGGACGCCAGAAGGGTGAGAAACGTAAAGGCTACCCTGCTTGCCGACCTACCATGGCGCAGTGTACGTCCGCGGCGAAGAAGAAGAAAAGTTCTAAGCGCATCAACTGGAAAGCTGATGGCGGCTTGGTGAGAGTGTTTTGAAAACCGGAAAGGATATGCTATGAAGGATCTAAGTGGTGACGGCAAAGTGACAAAGAAAGATGTCTTGATTGGTCGCGGTGTCATTGAGAAAAAGAATGGCGGCATGCTCAACGGCTACATGGGCGGCGGCATGATCAAAAAGGGCTACAAGTACGGTGGCAAGGTCAAAGGTTACAATGCTGGCGGCTGCGTAATGGCTGGCCGTGGCGGATCGTTTAAAGGAAACAGCTGATGGCAACTTCAGGTTCAAGAGACTTTAATCTCGATGTTGGTGAGATCATCGAAGAAGCGTATGAGCGGTGTGGGCTAGAGGTCCGCACGGGCTATGACGCTCGTACTGCGCGTCGATCTTTGAACCTGATGTTTGCTGAGTGGGCCAACCGTGGCTTGAACTTATGGACTGTTAAGCAAGCCTTTTTCACGGTTACGCAAGGGACCTCGGAATACACACTTGAGTCGGATGTGGTAGATCTGCTTGATGTTGTTCTTCGCAGGGATAACACAGACTACGAGGTTCAACGTATTAGCCGCGGGGACTATGCCACGCTGCCGAACAAGACTACGCAAGGCCGTCCAAGTCAGTTTTGGTTGGATCGTCAGATTTCGCCCAAGTTGTATCTTTGGTCTGTTCCGGAAAACGATACTGATCAGATCCGGTACTACTATGTACGCAGGATTGAGGATGCCGATGACTTGGTGAACACGACGGACATGCCTTTCCGTTTTTATCCTTGCATGGTTGCGGGGTTGGCGTACTACATGGCGGTCAAACGTGCTCCGGATCGTGTTCAGATGTTGAAGACAATTTACGAAGAGGAGTTCCAACGTGCTGCGGACGAAGACCAAGGCCGTACTCCTTTGAAGCTACAGCCTAGTTTGAGCTATTTGAGGGTCTAATGCCTTACGCTGCGGGAAAGAATGCTTGGGGAATTTCAGATCGGTCTGGTCGCCGTTACCGTCTTCGTGACATGAAGGTGGAGTGGACGGGGGCCAAGGTCGGCCCAGACGAGTTTGAGACAAAGCAACCCCAGTTGTTTCCGCCCAAGGCTTTTCCTGATCCCCAAGCACTGATGAACCCAAGACCAGAGACTGGCCTTGCGGAGCAAAGGGCGCTACAGTGGGGGTGGAATCCGGTTGGTTTTGCGTACATTCCAGGTATCAGCCCTCCTGATAACTTGGTTGCTCAAGGCTCAGTTGGAACAGTAACGGTGGTGACAACATGAGTTTTACATATGCGGAGCTTAAACAGGCTATCGAAGACTATACGGAAAACAACGAAGCCTCGTTTATCCGCAACATCCCTTTGTTTATCCGTCAGGCTGAAGAGCGGATACTAAAGAACGTACAACTGAGCTTGTTCCGTAAGAACGCTACAGCAAATGCGCTTGCGTCGAAGAAGTATCTGCCATGCCCGTCAGATTTTTTGGCTCCGTTTTCGTTGAGCTATGTTGATCCGGCCACTAACGACAAGATCTTCGTTGAGTTTAAAGACGTGAGCTTTCTTCAAACCTACACGCCGGACGATACTACAGAGGGTCAGCCGCGGTATTATGCGATCTTCGACATCGGGAACTTCCTGTTGGCTCCCACGCCCGAAGCGGCTTATTTAATGGAGTTGCACTATTACTATCGTCCGCAAAGCATCACTGCTCTTTCGGATACAGGTACGACTTGGCTGAGTGAAAATGCAGAGTTAACTCTGCTGTACGCTTCGTTGATCGAGGCGTATGTTTACATGAAGGGCGATCCGAATCTAATGGGTGTTTACGATAAACGCTTCCAAGAATCGTTGATTGGTCTTAAAATGCTGGGTGAAGCTAAAGAAACTACCGACGAGTATCGTACTGGTAGAGTTATAAGGGCTAAACAATAATGTTTGAGTTTAAGGTAGATGTTGATAAGAATAGCCCCATCGTTGGTGTAAAAACCACCGAGAACCGAGGCTTTACTCCGGAAGAATTAGCGGAGCAATGCGTAAAAAAAGTGATTTCGGTCTCCGATAGTACCCACCCAGGTATTAGGGACCAAGCCCGTGCTTTCTCTAAGCACATCGAAAAGGTTGTTGCATATTATATGCGGCAGGCTATTCGCAGTGACCGCACAACAGTGTATAACACACTTAAAGACGCGGGACATCCCGATCTGGCTGAACTCATAAGGAGACTATAACAATGGCCTTTACTGGAAACTTCATGTGTACGTCTTTCAAGGTAGAACTCTTGAAAGCTCAACACGACTTTACTAACGGGAACGATCAATTCAAGATCGCTCTGTATGATAATAACGCCTCGTTTACTGCGGCGACTACCGACTATACTGCTACGGATGAAGTAGCAGCATCGGGTTCGTATTCGGCTGGTGGTGGCACATTGACAAACGTCACGCCGACATCGTCTTCGACCACAGCGTTCACAGACTTTGACGACATCACGTTTACGTCTGCAACTATTACCGCTCGTGGCGCGTTGATCTACAACACGCAAACAGGTGGCGGTTCAGGCACGACTAATACGGTTGTTGTCTTGGACTTTGGTTCAGACAAGTCCTCCACATCAGGGGATTTTCAGATCGTATTCCCAACAGCGGACGCATCAAACGCTATCATCCGTATCGCATAAGATAGGATAAGCCGATGGCTGATGTCACTGTTTTTGCAGGAGTAGGTGGGGCTTGGGGACAAGGCACTTGGGGCGAAGACGCCTGGGGTGACTCTATCCCGATGCCTTCCGCTTCTGGATTTGTAGGTGGCTCCGGTTGGGGTGGCGGCGCTTGGGGACAAGGCGCTTGGGGCGAATCCCAAGTTGTAAACATCGTCTCCATTTATAGGCCTACGGGCGTCGAAGCTACCATGGCCGTCGGGTCAGTATCTGTTACAGGTACGTCGCTTGCGCCTACAACAGGTCTTCAGGCTTCTGGCTCCGTTGGACAAGTTACGCTTGTTACGGATCAAGTTTTAAGCGTTACGGGTTTGGGTGCCACGGCATCCGTTGATTCGGTTATAACCACTGGTGGGGCGAATGTCTCGCCCACGGGACTTGAGTCTGCAGCGGAAGTTGGCGCAGTGACCGCGGTTACTGATCAAGTTTTAGATGTTACAGGTCTTCAGGCTTCTGGCTCTGTAGGCTCCGTATCTGTTCTTGAAGGCTCCGGTGTAACGGTGCCCTTTGGGGGATGGGGCCGAGGTTCTTGGGGCCAAGGTTCTTGGGGCGTAAGTCTTGGTCTTTCAGCGACAGGTCAAGTCGGGCAGGTCACGCACTCTGGTGGCGCAGTTGTTCCAGCAACAGGACTTGAGGCTACAACAAACGTAGGCTCGGTCACTGTTACAGGGGGCACGGGCATTAATGTGTTGCCCACGGGTGTTGAAAATACTGGTGTAGCTGGGCAGCTTGCCATGATCGGTGATGCGAACGTCTACCCAGACGGCATCGCTCCGAATGGTGAGGTCGGCCAAGTTGAGGCCAAGGGCATCGCACGAATTTTCGTAAGCGGCTTGTCCGCAACAGGGGAGGTAACTCGCCCTGCGGTAGAAGGTGACGCTGTTGTTAGTGTTACTGGCTTAGTGACTAGCGGAACCGTAGGTTCTGTGCTAGTTTGGAGTAACATCGATCCAGACGCCACCGTCGTTTGGACAGAGATAGCAGCTTAGAGGATAACGATATGGCTACTTACACAACAAACGGCGGTATTAAGAAAATCGCCACAGGTGACGAGTCCGGTACATGGGGTACGTCAACCAACACAAACTTTGACATTCTTGACCGTCTTACAAACGGCGTCGGGGAAATCACCCTTTCGGGTACAACGCACACTTTGACGACCACGGACGGCACATTGTCTGACGGGATGTTTAAGGTTTTGGTTTTGGGCGGCTCTCCTTCTGGAACGAACACCATCACCGTTGCGCCGAATGACGCGCAGAAACTTTATTTTGTGAAGAACGGCTCTGGTCAGAGCGCAGTGTTCTCACAGGGTACAGGGTCCAACGTCACAGTTCCAAATGGCGAGTCCCGTATTGTATACTGCGATGGCGCAGGTGCTGGCGCAGCGGTTACCGATATGTCTTCCGACTTCGGTGCGCTAGATGCGTCAAACAACTTGTCTGACTTGGCGAGTGCGGTTACTGCGCTCACGAACCTTGGTTTGACGGCCACGGCTGCTGAGATCAACTACAACGACATCACGACGCTGGGTTCAGTTGAAGCGTCTAAAACTGTGACAGCCAACTCAAGTGGACATGTAAGTTTTGGAGATAGTCAAGAGCTTAGATTTGGTGATTCAAATGATTTAAAAATTTATCATGACCCAACGGGACCAGCTAGTTATGTCAATGATGGTGGTGACGGTGACCTAATCCTTCGTGGCTCTAATCAAATACGTTTACAACAAGCTAACGGCGATGCGTTGGCTACCTTCAACGAAAACGGTTCAGTTGAGTTGTATCATGACGCAATAAAAAAGTTTGAAACAACCTCAACAGGCATCAACGTAACAGGCACCGCGGTCACTGACGGCGTTACTGTAGACGGCACCTTGGACATCGAGGAAGTGTACGAGTATGTTAATACGTTCACCTCAACAACGGGCACGTTTACTTTTGATACAACGGCGCAAGGGGTAAGTTACTTAACGGCTAACCAAACGGCTAACCGGACGATCAACTTCACTAACGTGAACGCAAACCTTGCGATTGGTCAGTCGGTTACAGGTTCTATCCTAGCTACTCAAGGCAGCACAGCTTACTACTTCAACGCTTATCAAGTAGATGGTTCGACGGTCACGCCTAAGTGGTCTGGTGGTTCTGCGCCGAGTGAAGGTAACGCATCGGGTATCGACGTATATACATTCACGATCATCAAGACCGCTGACGCTACGTTCACGGTTCTGGCTTCACAAACGCAATTCGCATAAGGAGGTTTGGCTATGAACTCATTCTGGATGCCTAAGAAACAACCTTTGTATGCTCCTATGCTCTCTACCTTTGGCGGCGGATCGGCCCGTGGGTTTAACCCCGGTGGTGCAGGAGGAGGTGCTGGTGAGGCTATTTTTTTATTAAAAGACCAGCAGTCACAGCCAACTTGGACAACTACTTGGACAGTTCCTGATGGAGTTTTTTTAATTTCTGCGGTTTGTATAGGCGGCGGGGGTGGCAATAGTGCTTACGACGGTAGCGGGGGTGGCGGTCTTGGGTGGAAAAATAATATTTCTGTAACCCCAGGTAGCTCTATTGCTGTGCAAGTGGGTCAAGGTGGGCCAAATGATACAACTGATGGAGGAAGATCTTATGTTGTGAATGCAACCACTGTTTCTGGGCTAGGAGGGCAATATTCGCAAGGTCGAACTTACCCCAGCGGTGGTACTTATGTTGGTGATGGAGGCGGTAACGGTGGCGGTGCTAATAATTCCGTTACTGGTACGTCTGGGGTAGGTTCTTATGTAGGTTCTGGCGGCGGCGGTGCGGGCGGCTACAGCGGCAACGGCGGCGGCGGTGGCGTCAATGGTGGAAACGGCAGCAGCGGTAGTGGGGGTGCCGGTGGGGGTGGCGGCTCCAGCTACGATAACATAGGTTATGGCTATGGTTATGGCGGTGGTGGTGGAGGAACCGGTATATACGGTGAAGGATCAAGTGGTGCTGGTGGTAATGGTGGCTTTAATGGTAACGGAGGAACCTTCGTTGGTGTAGAAGGCGTCGGCGGTTCAGGCGGCGCTAATGGTTCTTATAGTTTTTCTGACTACAGTAGCACTTACGCCTTGTACAATAGCACTGTAGTCAACAGCTACGATTCTGGTGGTTTATTTGGCGGCGGTTCTGGCAACGCATACAGAGGCGGCGGTTCTGGGTGCGTTAGAATTCTTTGGGGAGCTGGTCGTGCGTTTCCTAGCACAGATGTAAACACAGATTATAATGCAACTATCTATCAAGATTCATAAGGAGGTAAATAATGGTATATGAATATTCAGGCACTTTACCTAATGATGACTATGAGACGTTAGCACAGTTAGCAGTTTTTGTTTGCGGACAAGGAAACTACACTTCCATGAAAGTAAATAACACCTACTATGGCTTATCTTCAAATGGTATAATTAGTGAAACATCTCAAGAGATTTCAGAGGTGTAGAATGCCCCTAACCAAGCTCCAGTTCAAACCGGGAATAAACAAGGAAACGACTTCGTATTCCAACGAAGGCGGCTGGTTTGACATGGACAAGGTTAGGTTCAGGTTTGGTTACCCCGAAAAGATCGGCGGCTGGATTAAGGATTCGAACAACTCGTTCCTTGGTTCGGCTCGTGCGTTGCACCCTTGGGTGACTCTGGACTTGGATCAGTACTTAGGCGTGGGAACCGCGTTTAAGTACTACATAAACCAAGGTGGTGCGTACTATGACGTAACTCCTATCCGCTCGACTACTGCGGCAGGAGACGTTACGTTTACGGCTGTTAACGGATCGAACGAAATACAGGTCACAGATGCCAGTCACGGCGCGGTGGAGAACGATTTCGTTACGTTCACTGATGCAGTGTCTTTAGGCGGCAACATAACCGCGGCGGTGTTAAACCAAGAGTATCAAGTCAACACGATTGTGGACTCGAACAACTATATCATACTCGCACGAGAAGTCGCTTCGGTAACCGACATCACCGTCGACGGGGTGTACACTCCCACAACGATAAACGCCAACTCCTCGGATTCTGGTAACGGCGGTTCCGCAACTGTCGGCACCTACCAAATCAACGTGGGCCTAAACACTACCGTTCTTGGTAACGGTTGGGGCGCAGGCACATGGAGCCGAGATGCCTGGGGATCTGCCGCGCAACTTACTGTTGTGACAGATACTTTACGGGTTTGGTCTCACGATAACTTCGGCGAAGACCTGATTATGAATGTTCGAGACGGCGGGATTTACTACTGGGATGCTTCCTTGAGCAACCCTTTGACGCAACCCGCCGTTGAACTAAGCTCTTTAGCTAACGCCAACACCACGCCCACAGTGGCTAAACAAGTTATGGTTTCGGATCAAAACCGTCACATTATTGCGTTTGGCTGTGACGGCCAAGACACACCAGGTGTGCAGGATCCACTGTTGATTCGGTTCTCGGACCAAGAATCTTTGATAACGTGGAACGCTACGGCGACCAACACGGCTGGGGACTTGCGCCTCGGCTCTGGGTCCGAGATTATTACTGCCGTTGAGACTCGTCAGGAAATTTTGGTCTTCACAGATCGTAGCTTGTACACGATGCAGTTCCTTGGTGCTCCGTTTACCTTTGGTTTGAACTCGGTGTCTGAGAACATCACGATCCGAGGCCCGTTGGCCGTTACTGCGGTGGAAGACAACGTATTCTGGATGGGTAAGCGGGAGTTCTATGCTTACGGTGGTACAGTTCAGCGGATTGCTTGCACTGTTTTGGACTATGTTTTCAACGACTTTAACGAAGCGCAGGCGGAGAAAGTAACGGCTGGCGTTAACAGCTTGTTTGCAGAGGTGTGGTGGTTTTATCCATCTGCCAACAGCGAAGAGAATGATCGTTACGTCGTGTACAACTACCAGCAACAGGTTTGGTACTACGGAAACTTGGACCGCTCGGCTTGGC